GTGCCCGGCAAAGCCGGACACGAAATCTTCCGCATACTCCTTCACTCCGTTTGCTAATTTCTGCCCGGTTTCTTTAACAGAACAAAGGAAGCCATAAAACTTACCGTTACTTAATATTGCCATTATTTTACTTCTATATTTAACACCCCTGTTTGGATGCTGTTTAACCTAAATATTGTATAACTCTCCGTATATCCATAAGCATTAGTAATCTCCCGTATCTCTTCTATCCAATCAGAATTGCGTAATCCTCCAATCCCAAACTGAATATCAGATACCATAGATGTAGGCAAAATGTAATAAGGAAACTTGCCGCCTGAACAATCAAATACAGTAGGGGTTTGTGCACGTTCCGCCCATAAACTAGGTAAAAGCAATATTTCTTCATTAGTTAGTGATTCATGAACAGAGACTCCATAATACTTTTTTAATTTAAATCCTACAGAAATAGATTTCGTATAAGTTTGTCCGTTAGATACAGCCGACAAAGCATAAGTTGTATCAGTTGTAATACCTTCATATTGTTTTGTACGAATATCAACTGCTACCGTTTTTCGATTAATTGATTGAGATGTTATATCTCTATCATAACTCCAAGAAAGACTTATCGTTTGAGTGCTACCTTTCTCATACGTAGCTCCCCCACTGAGAGACATAGTAAATGGAAAGACCTCTTCCATCAATTTCGAAATATTAGAAAATAATGTCGTGTCAACAGTCCACTCTGAAGCTCCAGAAAGACGTACTATCAAATCATTTGTTTCCGATATTTCATCTGCTTCTTTACTCACATTAGTTATTTCTCCAAGAGTCGTAATATCACTCCTTACTGATAATTCTTCTATCAAAGCATCATCTTCCTCCACTAAAACCATTGGAGAAACTTCCATGATTTCTTGCCTACGAACAACAAGACCGTTGTTAGCCTCTATCAGTTCTTCAGAAATTAATCCCTTAGAGAAACTAATTAATCCGGCAGCCTCATCGGCATCAGTTCTACTTAATGCACGCTCCTCAATTTCATTAATAATTCTTTTTGAGGAAAATGTATTTCTATCTGATGGCAGAGTTTTATCATATACTCCAATCACATAAACACTAGTTCCACCTCCTCCATTTACACTAGTTCCACTATATGTCTGTCCTTTATAAGTTAGAGAATCCACTTTACTTTCTATTGCTCCCAAACGAGAATAGGCAGCAGTCTCGCCAACAGTATAAATAGGATGATCATAAGGAATATCCAAAGGCCATTCAAACCCGATAACACGGGATTGACGTCCCTCTTCAAAATAAGTTTTATTAATAAGATTTACTTTATGACCAATTTCAAAAGTACGGATATTACCCTCATTATAAATGTATATGCTATCCATCTCGCAATTATAGGTAGAAGGATCTATCATAGATTTCTTTACATAATCTTTAGCCTTTTCCAAAAGTGCTTGCTCTGATTC